AAATGAAGCAAGAGATGGAAGTACACCGGATACAAATGCTTTAGTTGGTTTACAAAAAATAGCTGCAGCAAATAGTAATACAGCAACAAGACATATACTACAAGCTGGGTTATATTTAACATTAAAAACTGCTGAAGCTATATCATTAAGAATTGCTGATGTATTAGAATTTTCAAATACTAAAATGTCATTTGTACAAACATTAGGTAAATTTAATACAGCTGTGTTAGATGAAATAAGAGAATTGCATTTACATGACTTTGGTATATATTTAGAATTGTCACCTGATGAAGAAGAAAAGCAATTACTTGAAAATAATATTCAAATGGCTATAACACAAAAAGCCATAGAATTAGAAGACGCTATTGATGTACGTGAACTTAAAAATTTAAAACTTGCAAATCAACTTTTAAAATTAAGAAGAAAAGCTAAATTACAAAGAGATAGAATGATGCAGCTTGAAAATATACAAGCTCAAGCAAATTCAAATGCACAAGCAAGTCAAGCTGCTGCCGCTGCTGAAATACAAAAACAACAAGGTCTTGCAGAAAGTAAAGTACAAATTGCTCAAGCTCAAACACAATTTGATATTTCAAAATTAGAAAGAGAAGCAGCTATTAAAAAAGAATTAATGCAATTTGAATTTGAATTAAATATACAGCTTAAACAAGCTGAGTCTGACGTAATTAAAAATAAAGAGAAGTATAAAGAAGATCGTAAAGACGAAAGAACAAAAATACAAGCTAGTCAACAAAGTGAATTAATACAACAAAGAAAAAATAATACACCACCTAAAAGTTTTGAATCGGCTGGCTTTGATAACTTAGGTGGATTTGGTTTAGAGCAATTTGAACCAAGATAACCTTTAAAAATAATAACTATGGGAATGAGAGGCACAGACTTTCCACAAAATGTTGTAGGATCTGTTTTTACAACCGCAAGTAGCGACGCTATAATTCCACCAACAAATCATGTATTTATTGCATTTACTGTATTAGCAGCTGCAACATTTGACAATACTGGTGGTTTAGTAGCAGACCTAGCAACTCAATTTGCTAACACTGAAGACGCAGCTGGCGATTTAGCCGCAGGATCTGAAACAAATAATGAAGGATCAGGTGGTGTACAAATAACAAGTTCCAATGCATCATTTCCTGCAGGCGTAACTATTCACGGTAGATATACTGAAATAGACGTAGCAGGGGGAAGCATTATTGCGTATTACGCAAGAAAATAAATAACTTTAAATAATTATATAATATTTTATCATGGCAGAAGAAGTAAAAGTAACAGCTGTTGAGGCTGAAGAGCCAAAAAGTATGGCTGAACAAGAACAAGCGGTAGCCGAGAGCGCTGGTATATCTATCGAAGAAGATGGTGTATACAAATTAGATCTCGATAAGTTTAACGAACAAAATCAAGAAACAGATGCCGTTCAAGAGCAAAGCACAGATGAGATTCCTGTACAAGATGCACCCGCAAATAGCGAAGAAGTGGTCGAAGAAGTACAAGCAGAACAAGAAGAGTCTGCCGGAGAGAGCAATGCAGATGTGCAAGAAACACCGATAATAGAAGAAATAACCGATGAAACAAATACAACTGACGAGACAGGAGTGGATGGAAGCGTTGAAACTTCCGAGCCCGCACCGAAACAAGAAGAAGTATTATCGGAAGAAAAAACACAAGAACCAGTAAATCTACCCGAAAATATACAAGATCTCGTAAATTTTATGCAAGAAACTGGTGGAACAATAGAAGATTATGTAGCATTAAATACAGATTTTTCTAATGTAGACGACAATACTCTTATGGTTGAGTACTATAAAAAAACCAAACCGCATCTTACTTATGATGAAATATCTTTTTTAATGGAAGATCAATTTTCTGTTGATTTAGATTTAGATTCAGAAAAAGATGTAAAAAGAAAACAACTCGCTCAGAAGGAGGAGATTGCAAAAGCTAAAAACTTTTTTAATTCGCAAAAGGATCAATATTATAAAGAAGTCAAGTTGAGTTCTAATTTATTACCTGAGCAACAAAAAGCAGTAGATTTTTTCAATCGCTATAATGAAGAGCAAAAAACAGCAGAAGAATTATTACAGAAGCAAACATCACATTTTGACAATGAAACTAACAAAGTTTTTAATAGTGAATTTAAAGGTTTTAACTTCAAAGTAGGAGACAAAAAATATAGATTCAATGTCAGTGATGTAAACAAAGTAAAAGAAACCCAAGCAGATTTATTTAATGTTTTTAATAAATATGTCAACAAAGATACTAATCTTTTAGGTGACGCTGCGGGTTATCATAAAGCTTTATTTGCTGCTTCTAACCCTGACGCTTTAGCAAATCATTTTTATGAACAAGGTAAAGCCGAAGCAATAAAAGAAATGTCTGCAAACGCTAAGAACATTAATATGGATCCTAGAAAAACTGCAGGTGTTATTGAAACTGGCGGAACTAAAGTTAGAGTTGTCGGTGGTCTTGATAGTTCTAAGCTAAAATTAAAACTTAAAAACTATTAAAAACTAAAACAAAATGGCAGATGTATCATTTTCGTTACCTAGTGAACTTAATCCGTACACGGAGAAAGTTGCTACGTATTCGAATTATTTAAATTTTCACAACGGGGATGGAACTCCGGTAACTGACTGGGCACAACAGTATTTACCAGAGCTTTATTCACAAGAAGTAGAGAAGTATGGAAATAGATCTATATCTTCTTTCTTAAGAATGGTAGGTGCTGAAATGCCTATGGCTTCTGATCAAGTTATTTGGTCTGAACAAGGTAGACTTCACCTAGCACACGAAAACGCACAAGTAAATAACGACGGTCAAATTACGACTGCAGAAGTTCATTCAATTAGAAAAGGACAAACAATTGTACTTTCTGACGGAACGGCTTCGCCTACAGTTATTAAAGCTTATGTAAAATCAATTGACTCAACTACACAATTTACTGTATTACCTTATAAAGGTGGTGCAACAGTTGGTGCTGTAACTGGGTTTGCAACTACAAACGATGACGCGTCTAACAGATGTGATTTCTTCGTTTATGGTTCTGAATTCAAAAAAGGAGATAGCGCAATGGTTGGAGCTGTTAAACCAAAATTCGAATCTTTCACAAATAAACCAATTATTTTGAAAGATAAGTTTGAAGTATTTGGTTCTGATGCTGCTCAAATCGGTTGGGTTGAAGTATCTGGTGAATCAGGCATGGGAGGATATCTATGGTATCTAAAAGCTGCTGGAGACACAAGAGTAAGATTTGAAGATTATTTAGAAATGGCAATGGTTGAAGCTGAAAAAGGAGATTCAAATTCAACTATCGATACTGAAATGGGTGGAACAGATGGAGACCCTGTAGGTACAGAAGGTTTATTCGCAGCTCTTGAATCAAGAGGTATTGTTGCTACTGGCGCTTATGACTCAGTTGGTGACACTATTTCTGATTTTGATTTAATTCTTAAAGAATTAGACAAGCAAGGAGCTATCGAAGAAAACATGTTATTCTTAGATAGAGATTCAAACTTAAATGTTGATGATGCTCTTGGTGCGGTTAACGCAGCAAATGCAGGTCAATCATCTTTTGGTGTATTTGAAAACT